GAGATTATACCATTCAGTTAGATTAGGAAGAAAATTCCAATAACACATAGATTATAATTATAATAACAAAAAATTATAACTAATGGAGTTATTTATAATAACTGTTTTAGGATTCGTTGTAGGAACATATTCGGTTCGCCTTATAGACTACTGCTACCCACGCCTATCAAAAAGATGAGATAATTGCCAGCAATGGCGGAGGGCTCATTAGAGCCCTCTTCTTTTATTCTTTCGTTTCAACGTAAGCCATAGAAAACTCTTTCGGGATAAACCGCCCAACCGGAATAGGTTTAGCCGATTCAATAGCCGCATGAATCTCACGCTTGTTGAACTCGTGTCCTTTTTCTTTGGCTTGTTTCTCGCACTCTTCCTCTTTGTTTTTGAGCCAATGAGTGATAAGCATCATAGCTCGGTCAACATTGAAAGTGTTCACGACAAACGTTTGAGTATGCTGTTCTTCATCATAAGTAACTTTAGTTTCAATCTGATAGAACTTCTTTTCGTCCGGTTTAGATTCTTCATCCTCACTTTCTTCATCCATTTCTTCGAGAGCTTCTTCCATTGTTATTTCGTTTTTGAGATAAGCGGAAGCCACATCATCGACTTTACGTTCTTTCAAGTTATCTGTGAGGATAATACATGAATCAAACTCTTTTGCCATTGTAAGGGTAAAGCTCGACTGATAATTAAGCTCTATGTAGTCCTTCAAAATAAGGCAGACATTTTCCAATCCGGTAGCATAAAGCAAAAATTTGTACTTCTTATCACATATCTGCGCTTGTGCAAGGTATGGATATAAGAACTTGTTTGCATTCTCAAACGCCAAGCGTTTCTGATTACTTACTTCCACTTCCTTGATTCCGTCAGCTTCCATGCTGAAACGAATCTTCGCCAGTATGTCTTGGTCTATCAAAGTACCACGGTCAAACAGAATTTCATTCCGTTCAATGTTTACCGTTTCTCCGGTATCTTCATCTATGAAAGATTCCTCCCATGTTTTGAGGAGACATTTTGCAAGGTACATGTTAAGCATCTTCTTCGGGTCAGATGTCACATACCGGATTTCTGTTTTTCTTGTTTCTATCATAACTAAATAAATTCTTGATTTCTTTTTATTTCTTGCTGGGCGTATATCAGCATTTGATGTTCATTCGCAGCCGGCAGATAGATACCTGCCACTGATGCGCTCCAATTACGAAAGCGGTCAATCGAAAGGGTCATTTCACCTGTTGTCAGTTCGGCAGAACTACGCAAATAGATTACTTCTTGACCTTTCTTGTTGACCGTCTTACGTTCAAACAAATCACGGTTGCAAGTCCTCTTATAGAAGTCAATTTTGGCTTCGTCAAGGCTGCAACCGTACTCACTACCGAAATACCCTAAAAGAAGATGCAAATAGCTGTTTTGGGCAAGCGTGCGGTTGGGCAGTTTCTTTTTCACTTCCACCACCGCACGTTCACTAAACAGCTTGTTTACATACTCCTTGAACTTGGGTATTTGATATTCATTCTTCAAGTCGAACAGCATACGCTAAAAAGGCAAATCATCCTTTACATTGCCATTAGCATCAACCGGAGGCGGGAAATTCTGCGGCTGTTGCTGATAAGTCGGTTGTGGCGCTGGCTGTTGTATCGATGTTGTCTGTTGGGATTGAGATACACCGCCACGCGCATCTATTTTGTAACACCGAATAGACGCCATACGTTTGAATTCTCCGTCCTGATTCGTCCAAGAACGCCCTTGTAAGACAAATGATACAGTAACAACATCACCCTGATTAAAGCGGTCGAGTTCTGCACACTTATCGCCTGAAAACTCTAAGGGAATAACATTCTCATACTCGCTACGCTCTCCCGTATAAGGGTCGTAAGTGGTAGCATCCAAGATAAACTCCCGTTTTGTAAATGAGGAACCACCGTTTTTGGATGGTATTTGAACGGTTTGTCCGATTTCGATTATCCGTCCGGTTATTTGGTTTGCCATTAATTTTCTCCTCCAAAAATCTTTTTATCGGTTATAAGTTCTCTGTTTTCTTCCAAAAACCGGATAAATTCCTCACAATGATTAGTGAGAATAGGAATATCACGTTCTGGATTGAAAACGTATGTTTCTGTATAGGTATCTACCACAAAACCGCCTTTATTGAACTCTACAATGTTGTACTCAAATGTCCGTACATCCGAACCGTTCTTCATCAAAGCGTAAGGATAAACCAAATGTTGATGGTGGTCTTTGAATTTCCCTACGGTATAACTTCCGGTTGTTTTGATGTCGTGGACGCTGGCCGGCATCAGTTCGTCAATTACCCCATAAACCAAAACATTGCCGTATGCGGTAGGCAAGATTGCTTCTACCCGTTGTTGGGTCAATGCTCCTTTGTAATAATTGGCAAACTCGCGGCAAAGGTCAATGTGAAAAGTGAAAGTGCGATTGTTGTAAACGGCTTTTATCCCGTAAAGTGTTCCGTCATCATGATATGCCCTGCTCATTTCCATTATGGAAGATTTACGGTTCTCAATCATACAATCAATGATTTCATTGAAAGCTGTGCCACGGTCGGCAGCTTCACTATCGAACGGCTTGCGGTTGATCCGGTCTATCAGTTCTTGGAACTGCAATTCGTGAAATTCTTCGGGAGTATGGGAAGGATTTTCGCTCCATCCCCAATACTTTTCCCAAATTACATCACTATTCAGATATCCCCAATAGGCATCCAATAATGTTGCATATATACAGTAATTAAGCTGCTGGTTTTTCATAAGTCTTTGTCTCTTTATTGGGAACAAGCCCTAATGCTTTTGCTTTATTATTAATAAGCACTTTTGCCGCAACCATCGAACTACCTATATGTTGAAATTCACCAAGCCTTGATAACAAGTCATTGATGGATTCTGCGTCTGTCACCAGTTCAACCTGCTCTTTGATTTCCTCCATCACCTTATCGTATTTCTCCTGTGCTTCTTTTTTGGCGGCAAGCATCCCAAGGTAAGAGTTGATAATCTTCGAGGCGACAAAGTCGTTCTTGGCAGTTGGATTACCGTTCTTGTCAAGAATGGTAGGAACCTCCATTACTGAAGGAAGATTGCAGGTATTCTTTCCGTCATTTCTTGAAGTCGGGTCAAAAGTTATAGTGCGTCTTTGAACGCCTCTTTCGCTTTTCATTTCAAGATAACCAAGCAAATCCAGTTCGGTAACGATGGAGTTGTAGGACTTTTCACGCAAGGCAGGGATAAACACCGTATCATCACCTTCTTTCCGTGTGTCGCGATGGGCAACAAAAATGATGTGCTTGTTAAGCCCCGAAAGTGTTCGTGTCATCCATGAAAACTCTGCATTGATACCGCTCCAATCCCTGAT